TGGGATATTGAGATAATCAGAACGCGACATGTATTCAACCGGGGTATCCACCCCATCCCTGCGTAAAACTACATCAAGGATATCCACCACGTTGACTGGAATATCGGTCGGCGCACCATAAGTCGCAGTGCCCTGTACCGTAAGAAATGACAACCGCTGGATGCGGAAATCATGGTAATCCTGTGTGCCCCAACTGGTGAGCATAAAGCGCATTGAGCGGCGCGCAGAAGTGATATGCCGCGAAGTCAATAAGCCGGGATCAATCCGGCACCGCTCAAACGCCTCATCTACTATTTCAGCAAGATCAGGATTAAACAGATATGTTCCTGATGTCGCCATGACTTATCCTTCTTGTGCGATACGCAGCGTGGTTTCAGCAAATAAATCAAACGCCTGTGTGCCTACCGGAACTGCCGTCACCGTGCCCGTTTGCACTTCTGCACGAATAAAGTAAAACAGCCCTTGGCCATTGATTCTCGATTTCACCCAATCAGCAGGCACCGTCCATGCCACAGTATTGGTAGTCGCAGTTTGAAAGTCATCGGTATCATCCACGACTCCAGCCAGAACCGCCCATGCTCCACCGTTCCAGTATTCCCAGACCACGGTATAAGTACCCGTACCGGCAATTCCAACATTGATAGACATGCTGCTGGCCTGCGTTGCAAAACCAAAGTTATACCGATCAACAGCAGCCACCGGCACTGCCGGTAACAAGGTCATGTCATCTGCGGTCGCGCTGTTGGCTTCGGCTGTTTCATCGGTGAACACACCACCGTCTTCAGCAATCGCTGCCAGCACATCGCCACCCGTGGTAGCCGATACATCGAGTCGTAACGCAAACGCTCCCATCTTGAGCTGTAGAGCGTCATTGGTCAGCGTACCGACATTCGTCCACACCGCATCTGCTGCCGCAACCACATCAGAACCATTAAGTTCATTTGGCGCGGGTGCCCGAAGGATATTTTGCAATGTGTAATCAACGGTGTAAGTCGCCCCATTCGGGACAACGGTGATTGATAGGTCATCGGCATAGCGGTTGATGGGGGCATAGACTGCCCCCACTCCGCGTTGTCTAGCGATGATAATTCGCTGTTTAGCGTGGGACACGAATCACCTCCTTAGCTGGCTAATGCGCCATCATCATCAATCGAATAGGTGATGAAGATGTCAATTTCACCGGAGGTGTTATTGGTGCCAACACCATCGTCGCCATACGTTACCTCAACGTCTTCAGCGAGAATTGAACCCAGTAACACCCCGGCCAACGTAGCGCCAACCTGAGTGTTGCTGCTTACCTCATAATCAAGCCCATCAGCCAGACCGTTATCATCCGGCGTGCCCAACTCAAGGCCGATATCCAGAATCGGTGAGGTGCCACCAGCAATGGTGGTTGATTCAAACACTGAAACGCTTAACGGGATCGCGCCTCTTGGCAAAAACTTGCCAGTCAGCGTTCCTGCATCAGCGGTAGCGTCAAGATTTGTAATTCCCAACGTCGCCGTTAATACGGCAGGCGTCGGGCCTGTGCGTGATGTATTTCCTGAATTACCGCGCGCCCGCCAGTAACCCGTAATTGTGCTTCGTACACCCATCTGTCTGTCTCCAGTCCGCCTATGCGGTCGTCAGGGGAAAAAATGAGGGGGCGGCTAAGCCCCCTCACCACTCTTAGGCGTTACCTGAAGAGCCGTAGGCTCCGCGATAATCACTCCAGCCGAAGCTGTAGCGCTCTCTCGCCTTGTAACGCATGTTGCCCGTCTCAAAATCACCTTCCAGACCACGCTGGATGTTCTTACGAACAAGGTGTTTCAAACCATCCGGACAGTCGGTCATCAAAAACCACGCATTGGTATCGGTTAAGCGATGATTTTTGTAACAACCACCCGGAATCATGCCCATTTTCTTGATGGCATTTACATCGTTGTCTGCCGTACCGGGACGGTATGGAGACATTAAGATGCGTTCTGCCACAAAGATCAGGTCAGGTGGGGCGATCAGTTTGGTAGACCGTACAGCAATCGGAATCGACCGCTCATCCACAAACTTACTGATTGCGATCAGCGCTTCCTCAAGAGAGGTTTCTGATAGATCAGCTTGTGTTGCGAATGTGTTCGCTTGCGTACCGCCGCCAAACAGTGGGTGAGATGTGCTGAACAACTCATCGCCGTCACCACCGGGGAAGTTCGAGTCAAAGCCATTATTTAAAATGGCCGCGCCTTTTACTTCTTTGGTGTGCTGCATGGAACGAGCCAGCGCCTTGCTGTACTTGTTACCGATAGAACCATAGAGGTTATCTTCCTCTGCCTCTTCAGTCAGACTGAAGGCCAGAGCAATCGTCTCATGGACATACCGAGAAACGAACGCCTCACCGCCTTGGTCGTATGCCACCGGAGCGCCTTCCGGCTTCACTGGGGCACCTGCCAAACCAGCAAGCAGTACGTCTTCTTCGTATGCTTTCTGAGATGTTTCTACCTCGAAAATGGGACGCCACTCCTGCTCGTATCGTCTGTATTCCAGACCGAACACGGTGTTTAGTCCCTCCTGAAGCTCCTTTCTAAAGCGAGCGCGATTCATAATAGACATAATTCAACCCTCCCTTTAGATTGATGCAAGCGGCGATGCGATCAGAGCGCTCTCAGATATAACCACTTCAACGCGTGGGTCAACTGAAGATGCGTCTGCCGGAAAAATGCCGTCAGGTGCAAGTGAAAGGCCAAGCACTTGGAACTTAGCAGTGCCTGCTGCCGGTGTAGCCAGCTCAAAGCCAGATATTCCGGTTGCGACATTGCCTGCCCCAGCGACGAGATCAGCGAACTGATGAACATCTGCTGCGACATAAGCGCCTTGTAGTTGGACAGAAAAAACGATATTCAGGTCTGTGTACACGAATGCTTCCGCACTAACCGAACCAAGAGTGACTGTACCGCTCACCCATTGTTTCGCCCATACAACATCACCATTAGCAGCGGTGTACTGACACCCGGCAAAAATGCCAAGTACAGAGCCACCAGTGCCTGATACGTCGATGTTGTTGCCGTCACCTGCCGGGGTTGCGTGCATAATTACTGCATCACCCAAAAAGATGTCGGAAGCCAGTGCGGATTCGATTGTGAATCCGCCTGAATATCGCACTAAACCACCAGAGCGGTGGCGAACGGGTACAAACCCGTTAGGTGCGTCGAGATTTGCCATTGAACATTACCTCAATCATCGTCAGCCACCTTTAGCGGCCTAACGGCGCGCCCCGGATAGCTAACCGATGATCTACTGTCAGATGAAATCGGATGTCCTGCTATCTGAGCGCTCTCAAGGTCATGTTCAACACTTAGCATTTGTTGCGCAGTCTGCGTTTCAATCGCTAACTTTCGTGTTGCTATGATGCCGGAGTCGATCTCCATCAAGATCAGGTCATCCACCACGATCATCCCCTCATTCTTGTCCGCGAAGGTAGCGAAAATCCGCCACTCTTCACCCAGCGAAGATGGGTCACGCGGACGCCATCCTTCTCGCCAAGAGCGATTCAAGTTTTTAGGGTCATCCACACCAAAGAGCGAACGCCGAACCCATCTTTGTGTCATGCCTGAACGCGGTTCTGGTGCGTCCAGACTCGACGGACGAATCCATGGAGCTGCTTCTGGTTGGTGGGTGGCATTATTCTCCGACATCTCATCCACACGAGATTCGTGCCCATGGTCTACACCATGAGTAGTCACTGCGGGCTTTGCACCGGCAGCTTTCTTACGGGTCTTCTTTTTGGCAGTCATGTCTCTGTCCTCTCAGCTTCCTGCTTATTGCGTGCAAATTCCTTCAATACTTCTGGATCACTCGGATCGAGATTGAATTCACGCATCACAGCAAAATCCCTTTCTGTAAGCACAACTTTATTACTACCAGACGATGCTTTCTTCTGCTGAGCTGACACATCGTCAGCCCCTGCAACCGGCGATCGCTTCGACCGCGTTTTGCTGCGTGCAGGCTTTTTACCATCGCTAAAGAGGTCTGGTTCCTTCTCCTTCAGCCGTTTGGTTAATTCCTGAAAATATTCCTCAGTATTAGCCTCATAGCCGTCGTTGTAGACATCTTTATCAATCCGGTTAGCAAGGCGGGTTTGGCGTTCAAAGCCACTCTGCCCATACCAGTCCGAATTGTCTTCTCGCCAACTATCCGCCCTTGGATTGGTTGACGTTCTTGATACCTTACCACCATCTGGCTGATCAACGCCAGCAGGTGGTTCGGCATCAATGGTCATTTGAGCAGTAATCTTCTCAGCCTTCAGATCAGTAAGCTGGCTGGTAAGCCGCACCTGTTCCTTGGTTTTGCCGTCTTCAATGGCCTGTTCAAGACTAGCCTGAGTCGATTCAATCTGATCATCAACCTTGGAAATGACACTCTTTGCGGAATCTGCGCGTAACTGAGTCAACCGGCTATTGGCATCAACAGCCTGTTGCTTCCAGTGGCTTGCCTCATCCTTGGCCTTCTTGGTCGCGCGCGTGGCGCGATCTATGCGCTTCTTAACCTTAATCGAGTAGTCATCCCCACCATCGCCGCCACCAGTTTCGTCGTCGTCATCATCATCTCCAGATAAAGACAATTCATCATCGTCATCAGGATCAATAATTACGTCGTCGTCGTCTCCGGTATCATCGGCACCAGCTTTTTTTGCGGGCACACGAGTAATACCATCGTCATTGGTGTCAGCATCGAGATCGACATGCACTTCCTCATCGTCAGGAGCCGCATGTAAATCCTCGAATACAATTTCATGTTTCGTAGTCATTTTCTTCCCCTAAATATAATACTTAAAGTCCAGCGGGTCACGCACAATACCCAGTATCGCGTCGTCGTTGGCAATCAAATATTTTCCCCCACCTTTCATTCTCACCATCGTTCCACCATAAACACCGTAAATCACCCAATCCCCGACCACAGGTTTCATCTCTTCTTTGGATAGATCAATGCCTGAACGAGTCACTGCTTTGTAGCACTGACTACCCATCGCAACGATCTGCCCAACATAGGTCAGCAACTCTTCCGCTTCGCGTGTTTCATCGGGCTTAATGATGCCGCCTGCGGTTTTCTCTTCTGGCTCAAAGGGCCGAATCAATAACCGCCACGCCAATGGACGAATGGGTAAAGTAGAAATTTCAACGCCGGGTTTGCGGAATTGCATTTCTTGGCTGGCTTCACTCATGCTCTTTTCCTCTTACCAGCTTTCTTACGGGCTTCAGCAGGCATTTCCTGCAATCCACCGCCTTCTTCAACCGCCAGCTCAACCTGCCTGAGCATGTCTCGCGCCAGCCCGACAGCAAGCTCCATCCCGGCGATAATTCCGCATTGCTGCTTATATTCCGGATGATCCTTACATTGGCCGCGACCAATCTTTGAATTGACGTTGTTGATGCTCTGCGCCACCACCGCCTCAAAGTCCCTTACAAATCTATTTAGCGTTACCATTTAACTTTCTCCTTGCTACACCTGCCAGAGCTTCCAGCAGTGTTTGATATGACATGCCAGCTTCCTTACTGGAGCGGGCAAACGAACGGGGGGATAGTCCGCGGATTCCACGCTTACGCAGGAACTCACGGGCAGCACGAATGTCTTTTGGTTTGACTTCCACCACCCTTATGCCTTTTTCGGTTTCGGCTTAGCTGCTGCCACCTTCTTCTCACGCTCGATTTTCGCCTTGTTGGCTTCTTCCTCACGCACGATCTTGGCATCAGCCGCCTTCTTTTCTCTGTCTTCTTTCAATAAGGCAAGCGCATCATCCCGGTCATCTTTGGCCAGTGTTGCTACGTCTTGCCGCTCCTGCTCAGCTAAGAAAGCCTGTGCTTTACGATCTTCTTCAGCAACGAATTCTTCTATCTTGCGTTGCTCTTCAGCTTCAAATTCCGCCTGCTCCATATCCGGCGAGCCTTCCTCTGGTGGCATCAACTGGATGGGTTCCATCTGTGCAGCAGCTTGGGTAATCATCTGCTCCTGTTCAGGAGTTAGCTCTTCAGTCTCTTCATCCCGACCATGCAACTGCAACGGTGGCATCTGCCCGCCCATTTGCTGATTCATTTCGTTCCAGTATTTCATCGCGTAATGCTCAGCTAAGTGCGCACGCATAGGTGGCTCGACCATCTCCAGCGCTTCACCAGAAAGACCCTGAATGAAATTCATATGCACCTGTATGTGGGCATCGTGTTCCTGCTCGATGAAAGCGTTGACGCCTTCACCAACCAGTATCTTGGAATTCTCAGTCACCGCGTCTGTCCGGGTTTGCTCTTGCTCAGCAATCAGCATCTCCTCTGCATCAGGGATACGCATTGATTTAAGGAAGCGTAAATGCACAACCCTGCGGTTATACAAATCAGGGTTTTCCGCTGCCAACTGAACCGTTGCCTGCCCCTGTGCGATCCGCTGTACCGAGCTGTGAATGTTCGGGTCAGACACCGGCAGTACATCCACCCGGCCATCGTAATCATCCCGCATCACTACCGATTCAGCGTCTTCGACCTCATACGGGTATTCATCCGACAAAAACTCGTAATTCAGCTCAGCACGCAGCTTGAACTCTTCCGCTGCTGCCATGTGCAAGCGTCGGTGAATGCCGCTGAACGGTTTGTTGCTCTGCTCGATCAGCGCGATGGTGGTGCCTACCGGGCCAGTGTTCGATGCTTCACCTGTCATTACCTCAGTTGCCGAGCTGAACGCCTTGCCAGCATCCACCAAGATTTCAAACAGCTTGGCCAGTGCCGGAGATGGCTCTTTGAATGGCGGCGTGTAGAAAGCCCTCTGAAGCTCTTCAGCGGTCATGTTGATTTCTTTGTAGGTGCCCGCCTCAATATGCTCATCACCCGGCTTCATCTTGGCATCGGACGACACATAGCCGCCTTGCATGTTGGCAAAGGCAGCGCTATCGAGTAACGCGCGAATGGTTGCCGATGTTGCTTCAGCAACCGAGCCGATCATGTGCAGCAAACCAAAGCCGTAAAACCCCAGTCCCGGCAGATAACGATAGTGGGTGAACCACATCCGCTTGATAAACAGCGGGTCATCTTCTTTCCAGTTGCGCCGGATACCAACGATCTCTCTGGTCTGGCGCTCGACCGTAACAATGTAGGGCAGCGGAGCCTTGCGCGCATACAGCGCCTGATCTTCTTCCAACTCTAAATCACAGTGGCATTCATACAGTGTGTAAACTGAATCGTCCGGGTGCATTGATGGCTGGCGAGTATCTGCCTCATCGAAATACACCTTTTCATCGTCAATCCCTGAATCGACGTAAGGCATCACCTTCGGCAAATCAATTTCTTTGTAGAAGCCTGAAGCGAACAGCTTCTTCATCTCCGACTCACCCTTGTACATCCGGTGGGTGTAACGCGGTGAAGAGGCTAAGTCGGTAGCGATGTATGGCACGATGAAATCAGGTGACTTGATGAATCGACTGACTACCATCTCTGCCACTGAATCGAAATAGGTTTTCTTAAACGCAGACCCACCCAATGGCAGGTAGAACAGCATCTGATCGACGTTCCAGAAATACGACCGATCCTGCTCCAGAATCTGGTAGTTCATGTGGTCTTTAACGCGCTCAGCCTGCGCGGTCTTCTCTTCGGTCTTCTTGCCAACTATGCGTACCTTGACCGGGCCTTCAGAAGGGAATACCTCTTCGATCGCGCGTGCTTGGAACTGCACCACAGCCTCACCAATCAATGGGTAAGTGACTGCTGAAGCACCATCAAACGGCAGCTCCTCTTCAGGTATGTTGCGCAGCCCCAGCAGCTCCATTGCCTGATCCATGCGTCGTTGCCAGTCAGCTCTCGACTCAAGGTCAACATCAACCCATTCGATGATGGTGTTGGCTAAATCAGACTGCTCATTGCTCTCCAGATCATCAACGATGTTCGCTGAATGCTCATCAGAGTCGTCCCGGCTCATCCGCGATGAACCCGGCGCAAAATCGACCACCGCGCTATTGCCGCGACGAGTAACACTCACCCCGCCTATCGTGGTCTGCATCTCCTCATCCTGCTCGATCGGCATCTCCGCTATTCGCGGAGCATCTTTATTTCGGTGTGCCATCAGTCATCTCCATATATCATTCATACAGGTGAGGAAAGTCGGACGCAGGCTTCGTGTATTTAGGAATGATCTCAAGATGCACCCCCGCATAAATCGTATACGTTGCGTCTTCCTGCTCAGCCAGCTCACTCTCATGCATCAGGCTGCCCGCTTCTGCGTTGATGGTCTTCACCACCACCTTGCAATCACGACCCTCTGCCTCTGTATTGGTAATCTTTACAATAATTGTCATCTCATCGTTCCTCTGACGCCACCGTATGTCCTGATCGGACG